ACAGAAGTAGATGCAGAAGGCAATCCTGTATGTGATTTCTCACAAATTATAGAAGATAGTCCTGCAACTATTAGAAAGTCATTAGATGGTACATTATTTATTGCTAAATTTATGGGCGAAACTCCATCTTTTTTAGAAGGACTAGACCAATATACTCACGAGCAGATACTAGCAATAGTAAGAGGTTCTGATTGGACACCTGAAGACCCACAATAAAATTTGTTTAAATTTATTATATTTGTTCAATGAGTGAACAAGAAAGCAAAGAGCTTGGTGGTCTTGCAAAAACAAAAAGAGCTAATATAAAAGAGGTTTATCATAACACACCAAAAGCAGCAACACCTAAAAAGTATCATGCAAGAGAAATGGCTAAAATTAGCAGAACTTCTGTTGCATATGCATTAGAAGGACAGCCAGTTAAGATAAAGATGGCTTTAGACTTGCTTTTTGACGAAGACCCTAGAGCTTATATCGATGCTATTGCAAAATTGCTTAATTATGCAGTTCCAAAACTTTCTTCTACAGAAATAAAACACGAAAACGACAAAAAAATAGAAATTAAGTTACAAGATGGTGCTACTCTTGAAGATATAAAAAGACAACTAAAAGAAATAGAACAAGATAGTGCTAGTGATATAGACTTTGAAGAAATAAATGAGTAGTAAAGAGCAGTTAAAATATGCACTTAACAAGACTCTTTGTGAAATGTCGTTTTACGAGTTTTTTAAACAAGCATGGCATATTGTAGAACCTGCTATAGACTTGTCTAGCAATTGGCATCATAAATACATTTGCGATACTTTGCAACAAGAAGCAGAAAGAATTATTGCAAAAAAACCAAAAACTAAAGACATAATTATAAACGTACCCTTTCGTTCTACTAAATCACTTATAGTTACTGTAATGTTTCCTGTATGGGCATGGATAAAAGACCCAAAGCTAAGATTTATAACCTCATCATACTCTGCAAATCTTTCTATAGAACTAGCAACAAAAAGCAGAGATATAATATTTAGCGAGTGGTTTAAGTCAAGGTGGGGTAGTGTTTTTAACATAAAAAAAGACCAAAACCTAAAAGAAAGATACGAAAATAATTTTATGGGTATGAGAAGAGCAACATCTGTAGGTGGTACAGTAACAGGACAAGGTGGTGATTTTCTTATTGTTGACGACCCTCTCTCACCACAAATGGCAAATTCTGCAACTGAAAGAGACAATGCAAACGAATGGTATAGAACAACATTTTATTCAAGACTTAACAGTCCTAAAATTGGTGTAAGAATTATAATAATGCAAAGAGTACATGAAGATGATTTAAGTGGTTTTTTGTTAGACAGAGAAACACGATTAAATTATAATCATATTTGTATACCTGCAACAATAGATGGCAAAGTAAAACCAAAAAAACTAGAAAATTTTTATGATGAGAATGGTTTGTTTTGGAAAGAAAGGTTTGGACAAGCAGTTTTAGATGACTACAAAAAATCATTAGGTAGTTATGGTTATGCAGGACAACTAATGCAAACACCTACACCCCTTGATAGTGGTATGATAAGGCAAGAATGGTTTAAAATAGATAGGTATAGGCAAGATGGCATTGTAAACTTTGTTATAGACCCTGCATACACAGCAAACCAAAAAAATGACCCTTCTGCACTACTTGCTTACATATACAAAGACAATAAGTGGCAAATTATAGATTGTGTAAACGTACACAAAGAATTTCCTGATTTAGTAAAGTTTATACCTGAATGGGTAACAAAAAATGGCTATACAAACAAAAGTAGAATATTTGTAGAGCCTAAAGCATCTGGTAAATCTATAGTGCAAACATTAATAAGAGAAACTGGTTTAAATGTAAGGGAAGACAAGCCACCTACAAAAGATAAAGTAGCAAGAGTAGCAGATATTTCTGCAACACTAGAATCTGGTAGAGTAGGCTTGTTACAAGGCAGGTGGAACAACGAGTTTTTAGACCAACTAACTAAATTTCCATCAGCAAAGCACGATGACATGGTAGACTGTCTTGTAATGGCTGTAAACAAAGAAATTTGGACAGGTAAAGGCAAAGTAGTATATTTTAGTTAATTTTTTCTGAAATTCTAAAAATTGTGTATCAATTTCTGTGCTTGTATGTAATTTTGCATAGATTTGAATAAATTATAATAAAATAAGGTATGAAGTCTGAAAATAAGTACATAAACAAGGTGCATGAAGAGAAAATTGACGAGTATGTTCTTTATTTAAAAAAGCTAGTATATTTTGCTACAGAAGATGCAGGAAGTAGAAAGTTTTTTGAGTTTTCAGAAATATTAGAAACTGTATTTGCATATTCTAATAACTTTTACGACACAATGTCAAAAAAAAGACATATGGTAGAAGAGTTTATGTTTTTAATACCAAACATGGCTTTTTACCTTAGCGTTGGTTTTTTTACTGGTTTAAAAAATAAACAAAATGCACAAGACATAGAAATGTGTATAGATAGGCTGTCAAAAAAGACTGAGAACCTGACTGGTGAACTTACAGATGTGTTAATAGACAATAAAGATAAAATAGACATAATAGAACAACTTAACATAGAATCATGATAGAAATTCAAATCAAAAAAGACAAATACGAAATACCAACTGAGTGGAAAGACATAACACTAGAATATTGGTGTGGACTGTATAACATAATAAAAAAGTATACTGAAACTGCTCAAGATACAGAAAAAGAAGAAGTGCAAGAGTCAAAGCTAGACGAGCTTACAGTTTTAAAAATGAACAGAGAAATATTTAAATATGTAACTGGTCTAAATGACGCAATGCTTAACAAATTAGATTTAGAAAGTGTAAATACTGCTGTTGGAACTATAGGACAAATGATGGAAGAATATAAACCAAAAGGCATTGATAGATTTGAATTTGAGGGTGAGGTATACTTTTTTCCTAAAGAGTTTTTAAAAAGAAATACTTTTGGTGATTATATAGAAGCAACACAACTAGATGCGACTATACAAATGATGAAGCATGGTAAATTTGATGTTTTGCCAGAACAAATGGCAATTTTGTGTAGAACAATAGATGAGAAGTACGATGATGATAAGATACCCTCTAAAACAGATAAATTTAAACAATTGACAATGGACATCGTTTGGGAGTTCAGTTTTTTTTTGACAATGCAAAGCGTAAAATTAACAAGGACTTTCCAAATGTTTTTGGGGAAGGAAGGGGAAGAATTGGAACAGGCAAAGGCAGAGTTTCTACAGTTGGACTCTACAACAAGTTCATAAAACCTTATGGTTGGCTAAATAGTTTATATATGGTTGCAGAAAGAGGTATTTTTAGAGTAGATGGCATGAATGATGTAGATAGTGTAAAAAACACTAACTTATATAAAGTTTTAACATATTTGAGTTGGAACACAGCAAAAAATGATTATGAAATTGCTGTAAATGATAAAATAAACAACCCAAATAAAGTAATGTAATTATATGGCAATAACAAGATTAAAAGATTTAGTAACAGTATTTCAAAATAAATGGACTTTTGGTGATGCAAAGTTTGGTTATGATGGCGAAGTAAACGAATCACACAGCACACAATATCCTCTTTTACTTATAAACCCACCACTATCTACTATGCCAGAAATTTATAATGGTAGAGAAGAGTATGAGTTTGAAATAAATTTTTATAACTTATATCCACAAGCAGCACAGTCTGCAGTAACTCTACAACATAGGTGGGACAATCTACAAGACCTTGCTATGGAGTGGTTTGATATGGTTTTAAAAAATTACCAAGACAATGTTGTTGATGTATATTTAAATGACGAAAGCGTAGAGATAGAAAGAGTAAAAGAAGTTGCTAACGACAGATTAGTACAAATAAAATTTACTTTTACAATGAGTGCTTTTTCTAAATGTTTTAGACCTGTGTCTACATATCCTTCAGACATAGCAAACCTTGTTACTTGGCTAAGAGCAGATAGTGGTTTGACTTTTGATATACCAACAAAAAAAATAAGTGCATGGGCAGACTTTTCTGGCAACAATAATGGTTTAGAACAAGGCACAAAAACAAAACAACCAATAAGGTTTGGTCATGATGGTGCAAATGACAAGGCAAGAATTAATTTTAATGGTACTACAGATTTATTTAATTCTGTAAACAATTTGCCGATAAGCACAGAGTTTACAATATTTCAAGTTAGTCAAAGTGGAACAGCATTTAGTAATTTATTGTCATACACAAGTGGTGCTACAAGTTTAAGATTGTCGTATACTGCTGACCATGAATTATTAGCTAGAATTAGTGATGGCACAACTTCTATACAAACAATTTTGACAGATTCTAATGCTTTAAATTATCATATAGGAACATATAGACTGCAAAATAAAACATTGCATGTAGATTATGACGCATTAGGTAGCTCTTTGACAACAAGCGTACAAGATTCTGCTTATGACAACACTACAACATATAATTCTGCAAATTATAATATTGGTGCTACATCACAAAGTTTTAATGGCAACTTACAAGAGTTTATAATATTCAACTCATCATTAGACACAACTACAATAGAAAAAGTTAAAACATATTTAAATAACAAATACAAAATATACTAATTATGGCTACAATTAATGGGAGCATACACGATTCTTTTTCACCTGTTTCAACAACACAAAGTGCTTTAAATCTAAGCTATAACAATAGGTCAAACTATTTAGTAAGTGCTAATGTGCCTAAAAGATACCAAGTAAGGTGGGAAGGAGCAGGTGTAAACGAAGCATACACACCAACCAAAACTGCAGGTACATTAACAACTGGCGATATAATCAATATTGTATTTTGTGTATATGCTACAACTCAATTTGTTGATGGTTCTTATCCATCTAGTTTAGATAATTGGGATTTAGTAGCAAAAATAAAAAAATCACGAGATTTAGCTAACAAAAAATACAATAATGACAATACCATACTACAAAACCAAAGATTTACAGTAGACATAAGTCAGATTTGTCAAGATTTGCTTTCTTATAGCTTAGTTCCTATAGGTAAAGGCACATGGCAAAGTAGTTTGTGGGGAGGTATGAATGGTGGTCAAACAAAACAAGATAATGTTACACAGTCTGTAAGTGAATACAATGTAACACCAAATGGTTGTTATAGACATATAAGAGTTGTTGCAAAACCTGAAATTATACTAAGCAATGGTCTTATAACTGAAGCTACTAATACAGTAACATTTAATGATATTGCAATAATAAATTCTGTAGGTCAATTTGAAAGAGATAGTATATTTTATTATAATCAATACACAATACAAAAAGCTCCTGCAAATTCTAGCAACCCTAGAGGGTTTTTAAGTTTTTGTCCAAACTCAACACAAACATCTAGTGTGGCATTAAGAAAAAATGTAAGAACAGATGATGAAGCTGAATGGTTGTATTGGTGGCAGAGAAATATGGGTGAAGCTGATGCCCAAACTACAAAAGCAAGGTTAAAGGTAGAAACTTTTACAAGCAATGGCTCTGCACAAAACACAATGTATTTGTCTGATTTTAATTCTAATTTAGACAAAGAAACAGTTAGCAATTTACAGGTTTTTAGGGTAAATCAGAAAAAAATGTGTGTGCAAAACGTATCACCTTTTTTTATAAATGCAAATGCACAAGATGAAGCAGGTAATTCTTTAACAAATCAAATAGACAGTTCTACATCATATTACAGAACACATTTAGAATATATAAATGCAGAAGATAATTTAGTTTTAAATGGTAATTTTGCAAATGGAGGAACAAGTTGGAACACTAATACAGGTTGGACAATTACAACAGGAGAAGCTACAAGTGCAGGAGCAACAGCAGACATAAATCAAGGTGCTTGGAATCCCTCATCAGGTCAACAATATATGGTTACATATGAGGTCAAAAGTATTACTGCAGGTGCTGTTAAGTTTACGCTTGGTGGTATTGATGGAATAATAAGAACTTCTACAGGTATTTATACTGAAATTATTACTACAACTAGCACCGATAGAATTAGAATACGGTCGGTATTTAATAGCGGTTCTTATTTCTTTGGTACAGTTACTAATATTTTGGTTCAAAAAAATCCAACAACTATTAGAGCAACAGAATATAGATATTTTAATATAGACAGAGAAACTGATAAATTACCTTATAATTTTGTGAGGTTTTACTGGCTAAATAGATTAGGTGGTATAGATAGCTATACTGCAAAAAGAAATGTTGCAGAAAGTATATCTATAAACAGAGACACAATAGAAACAAAAAGTGCAGATAGAACATGGTATCAAAATAGTTTAGATGGTACAGGTGCTACTTTAGCAGATACAGATTATATATCTAACACGATGAGAGGGGGTAACTTGTATAAGGGTGGTAGAGAAGTTTTAAATGTAAATGCAAACAGAAACAATAGTGTGTATACAGAACCGTTAAATAAAGTTACAGCACAATGGTTAGAAGAAATTATGACCTCACCAAATGTGTGGATTGAAATGGATACAGATGCTACAGCAAGAGGTAATACACTAAACTCATATCAAAGACCATCTACGAAAGAATATATACCAGTAATAATCACTAATGGTAGTGCTGAAACTGTCAATCAAGAAGCAGGACTTGTAAGTTTTAATATTGAATACACTTTAGCACACAAAGTACAAACACAAAGAAACTAATGAGTAACGTAATAATAGAGTTATTAGATTATGTTTTTGATGGTGCTAATATAGACTATGACAAAAGTGTAGTTGGCACATTAGATGTAACAAGTCATTCTGAATTTCCATTATCATTAACTTTTGCTATAGCAGACATAAAAGACATAAATGCTAGAAAAGGTAGTTTTAGCAAAACTTTTAGAATACCTGCAACAAAAAACAATAATCAATTATATAAAAACATATATTTAGTAAAGTCTACAAGCGATAACAATATTATTAACAAAAAACCATGTAGGATAGTTATTAACAATTTATATTCTATAAATGGTTTGTTAGAGCTAACAAGTATAGGCAGTTTTGAAAAACCAAAACATTATTCTTGTGTTTTTTATGGCAATAACATATCATGGGCAAGTGATATTGGAGAAGGTTTATTAAAAGACTTAGGGACAAATGGTGATGTTTTAGATAATTTAAAAGGAACAAATACAGGTAAAAATTTAGTAGTAAATAAAACAGGCATAACGTCTACTTGGGTACAAGACAATGCAATACATAAAAATGGTAATCAGACTACTAATGATTTTACAGTAGTTTATCCTATTGTGTCTTATGGTGATTTTAACCCTTCAGGTCAAGACAAATCAATACAATTACTTAACAGTTCATTTGAAGAAACAGGTTTTGGTGTTTCAAAATTAGGTTATTATGGTTTTAATAGTAGTGGTTTTGATTATGGCAATCCAGAGCCTGTTGTAGATTGGCGACCATGTCTTTGGGTGTATGACATATTTAATGCAATATTTAATAATGTTGGCTATACTGTAAATTCAAATTTTATAGAAACAACAGAATTTAAAAAATTACTTTTTGCTTTGCCTAACTTTAGATATAATAATGCCGAAGAAAGATACTTGTTATATGGATTTGAAAGTAGATTTAAAAATTTAGGTTTGCCTACAAATGCAAGAATACAAGATGTAACAAACAGTCAAACATATTTTGATATTTTACAAACAGGCTTACCAAATACAGAACTAACACAGTTTGATTTAGTTGACGTTACTGGTGCTTCTGGTTATAGTAAAGATACAAATTTGAATAGTAGTGGTATGAACGTCAATGGTGTTTATACTTTTCCAGAATATGGCAGGTATGACATAGAATTAGAAAATTTTGGTCATTGGTATGATAGCGTTGTTGACAATAGTTCATCTGACTCAGGTATAACAATAGTTTCTACATCTTTACAGATACAAGTACAAACTGTGGGAGAAACTACATTTAACACTATAGAAGAATCTATTATAGATAATGAGCTTACTGTGCATAGCATAGATGCACCAAACAACACACCCTCTGAAGGTGTAAGATATTTTCCTGATTTAAAATTTAACAGATATTTTAATAAAAATGACAAAATACGCATAAGATTAAAAAACGTATTTAAACATGCAGGAACAGGTAGTCAGGCAGGTGGTTATAGGCTATACTTATATGGTAGTAGCGAAATAACTGCAAAAGATAATGGCACTTTTGATGGTATTTATAATATAAAATTTAACCCTGAGTTTGTAGAATATGGGCAAACATATGATTTAAAAAACGTAATTAATAAACAATATAAACAAATTGATTTTATTAAGGGGGTTTCACATGCTTTTAATTTACATTATACTACTGATGAAATAAGTAAAGTAGTTTACATAGAACCTTTTGATTCTTTTTATAAGTCATATTATGAAGCTATAGACTGGTCAGACAAATTAGATTTAAGTCAAGAAATTAAAGATGTTTTTATTAAAGATACTTTTAAAAGAGATATAATTTTTAAATACAAAACCGACAACAAGGATGCAAAAGTAGAACAAAGAGGTAATGATTATTTTGAAAAAATTATAGACGAATATCCATATAAAGAAACATTATCAAATGAATTTGAAAGAGGACAGTCAGTATTTGAAAATCCTTTTTTTGCAGGTACTTTTAATGCAAAAGACAAAGATTCACATATGTTTTCTGCTGACCCTCCATATATAGCGTGTTTATGGCAAGAAAAAGAAGATGGTGGTTTTATATCACCAAACGATTTTGCAAGACCAAATAAAGGTTTTGATTTTTTGCCACGACTGTTATATTGGAAAAAATATAGTGCTGACTTAACATCCTCGCCTACGTCTATTTGTTATAAACTTGCTACAGTACAGCTATTTAATACATCTAATAAAACAATAAAAGCTGCACAAACAAGTGTAACATCATCTGGTACTCTATCAGAAATTTATCCACAGGCAACGTCTATAAACAGGGAAGACATAAATAGCATGGTTTTAAGTTATGGTAATGTTTATGTTACTGACTATGACGATATAAACAACACATATGCAGATGCTGTTATTGCTAAAGGCTTATACCAGACATATTATGAAAAAATGGTAGAAATGTTAAAAGAAAACCCAAGAGTAAGAACTTTAAGTCTAAATTTAAAAATGACAGATATTGTAAATTTAGATTTTAGAAAATTAGTTTACATAGATGGTTGTTATTATAGAATTAATAAAATAATAGACTTTAAACCTCTTTCAAATGTTACTACTAAGGTTGAACTAATAGAATGGTTAAATTTAGGCGACCATACAGCATATATACCTGTGTTAAATCAATATGATGGCAAGTGGAATAACAATCCACCAAGTGGTGGTGTACAAACAAGAATTTAATTATGTCTACACCAAAAAATCAAATTACAAACAAGGGTGTGCCTAACCAAAGTGGCTTAGAGGTATACATGACTGTAACTATAGATTCAGTAGAATATTTAATACCAATAGTTATGACAGACAATTTTGGCAATGCACATAAGATTTTAAGAAGGAGAGAGAACCAAAAAATATCTGATTAATGAAATTTAACAACACATATAAGCAATTTAATAGTGTTACACAAATTCTTATTAAGGGTTTAAGAGATACTTTAAAATTACAAGAATATCATGCTACTGGTAAACTTAGTAGAAGTTTTGTAGGTATACAAGAAAGAGGAAAAGATATAATATTAAACATAATATCTAATAAAGATTATTGGAGAGTTGTCAATGACCCAAGAGTTGCTTTTTCAGTAAACAGGCAAAATATAATTAGATGGATGAACACAAAAGGTTTAGATAAAAGATTTGCAGGTGCTATATTTAGAAAATTAAAAAAAGGTAATTATGGTAAACCATATGTGTTTTGGCAAAAAGGTAATACACTAACAAGAAAAAACTTTGCAGGTATAGTAGCATCAGAAGAATCACAAAGAGTAGCAAATGAATTAGCACCTGCTATTGGTAAAGATGTAGCAGAAATGATGAGAAAAGAATTTAGAAAAATAAAACCAACAGCAGAAACAAGTTAAAATATTATGGCAACAAATACAGAAAAAATAGTAGTACAGGTAGTTGTACAAGGCGACAAACAATTAGACAAGTTAAATAAAAAAACCAAGGGTGTTACAGTAGGTTTCACTAAAATGGTTACAGGTGTCTTTGCTGCTATTGCAGCATTTAGACAAATTAATAGGGTTGCTAGTGATATGATAAAAACTTTTACCAAGTTTGAGTTTGAAATGGCTAAGGTAAAAGCGATTACTGGTTCTACAGAAAAAGACTTTAAAAAACTGAGTGCAACTGCACAACAACTAGGTAGAACAACATTCTTTACTGCAGCACAAGTAGCAGAATTACAAGTTAACTTTGGTAAGCTAGGTTTTTCTACACAAGAAATATTAGATGCACAAGAAGCAACATTATTACTTGCTACTGCAACTCAATCAGACTTAGGTAGAGCAGCTATTGTAGCAGGAGCTGCTGTTAGAGGTTTTTCTTTAAATGCTAGTGAAACTGCTAGGGTTGTTGATGTAATGGCAAAAGCATTTACTAGCTCGGCACTTGATATAGAAAAGTTCCAAACTTCTATGACAAAAGTATCTCCTATTGCTGCTGCTGCAAATATATCTTTAGAAGCTACAACTGCAGTTATGGGAACACTAACAGATGCAGGTATAGAAGCATCTATTGCAGGTACATCTTTAAGAAACATATTTCTAAAATTAGCAGACCCTACATCTGATTTGTCAAAACACCTAGGTTTTACAGTAAACAGTTCAGAAGAATTAGAAAAAGCACTTGTTAAGTTAAATAACGAATCATTAACAAACGCAGAAATGATGCAACTTGTAGACCTTAGACAAGTAGCGGCTTTTGCTACTATGGTTAATGGTTTAGAAAATGTACAAGACTTAACAAGAGAATTAGAAAACGCTAATGGTGCAGCTAAAGATATGGCAGATATTATGGCTGACACTTTACAAGGTGATATTTTAAAAGCAAAGTCTGCATGGCAGGGTTTTATTATTGCTATAATGGAAGGTGGTAATAACATAAACGAAACTTTAAGAACAATAATTTCTGGTTTTGCTCTTTTAGTTAATAAATTTACTGACGACATGAAAACTGCTGAACAAAGGTCAGTAGATATATTTCAAGAACAACAAAATATTGCAAAAACACAGAAAAAAGAATTAAAAGAAATAAATGATATAGAAACTACTTTAGTAGACCAATTACAGTTCAGAATAAATGAACTAACAAAAGAAAATAAAGAAAGACAAAAATTTGCTTTTGCAAACGAAAAACAAGAAAAAAACAGACAAAGAGAAGTTGCAGCAACAGAGTTAGCAATAAAATTACTAAAAGAAGAAATCGAAAGATTAAATAAAGTAGAAAAAGAAAGGTTAAAATTACAAGAAATTGAAGAAGATATAAGAGAAGAAAAAGAAAGAAGAGCAAAAGAAGCAGAAGAAGAAAGAAAAAGAAAAGAACAAGAAATAGCAGACGAAAAGGCTTTTAACAAGAAAAAACAACAGTTAGAAACTAATTTAACAGAACAATTAAATTTTTTAAAAAATCAATTAATTGCAGAGGAAATAACACAAGAACAGTTTGATGCACGAGCTTTTGCAAAAGAACAACAACATCTAGAACAATTGTTAGGTTTATATGCACATTATGGTAAAGAAACTGCACATATAAATGCTATGATTTTAGATGGTACCTTAAAAAGAATACTAGAAATTGACAACGCAGAAAAAAAATCAACAAAAGACCAAATAGCCAATATGGAAAAAATTGGTAAACAACTTATAATGGTTGGTGAACAGGAAGAGGAATTAATTGGTCTAAAAAGATTAGGTATAAAAATATCACAAGCAGCAGCAGTTGCAAAAAGTGCTGAAGCTGCAGTTGATGCTGTAAGAGCTGTAACAAGTGCAGCAGCAGATTCGCCTTGGTATCTTAAGGTTATAAATGTTCTTGCTGTTTTAGCTGCAGTAACATCTGGAGTTGCTAATGCAAGAGCTTTAATGTCTGATACATTTGCAAAAGGTGGTATGGTACATGGCAGGTCTCATGCACAAGGTGGTGAAAAGTTTGCAGTAGGTGGCAGGGTTGTAGAGTTAGAAGGGGGTGAAGCAGTAATAAATAAACGTAGTACAGCTATGTTCAGAAACCAACTATCTGCAATGAACGCAGCAGGTGGTGGTGTTAAGTTTGCTGATGGTGGGTTAATGAATATGCCTTCATTTGCACAATCACAGTTTAATGCAACAAATCAAGCAGGTATAATGGGTGCAATAGGACAAGGCAGTAAAGTAGTCGTAGTAGAATCAGATATATCAGATGTACAAAATACTGTATCTGTTATAGAAGCTGAAGCAACATTTTAAAGTTTAACATATGTTTGTTGATAAAAAAACTAAGTTAGAAAGATTAGCTATTTGTAAAAAATGTACTTTTTACAGAAACTTTTTAATGCTTAAAAGACCAATTATAAATAGAGGTTCAAGATGTGGTAAATGCACTTGCTTTTTAGATGCAAAGGCATCACTACAGACTGATTGGTTTGGCAAGTGTCCTATAGGCAAGTGGTAATCAAAATAACATTATGAATATACAAGAAATAGCTAAAACTGTTGACAAAACAGACAAAGAGCTTATTATAAAATCTGTTGCAGAAAACATAGATTATAATAAAAATTTTAGTCAACACAAAGGTCAATCAATAAATATTATGTATAGTTTGTGGCATAAATATTTCCCTACACAAAAACAAGACATAAACTGTTCGTCATGCAGAAATGCTGTTGTAAAGTTTTGGCAAACTGTTTGTGATGAGTGGGTAAAAGCAAAACCAAAAAAAAATGTCAAAAAGACAAAATAAAGTAGACGTAGTTTATGATTACTTAGAACTATTAAATATTGAAATATCTAAAAGGTTTGGTGAAACTGCTACAACTAAAGATATTTTAAAACATTTAGTAGAGAGAGGTATGGTAGAGCCTAAGAGATTAAGAAACTATATGATTATAGCAGACTTTGACAGAAGGTTAGTGTATAACAAGGGTAACAGAACACACACATTTATGGACTTGTCTTATAAATATAGTATAAGCGAAAGTCAAGCACAAAATATAGTTTATAAATACAGAAAAAAAGCAAGGGCATGTGAAAACATAACCTACTAAAAGTTTTTTCCACAAATTAGGTAGATTATCAGTCTTTTAGATTCTAATTTTGCAACTATGAAAAACAAATGGTATAATATACAAGGCAAAGCAACAGATGCTGTTGCTGAGGTTTACATATTTGACGAAATAGGTTCTTATGGCATAACAGCACAAGATTTTATTTCTGAAATGAAAGAGTACAAAGATACTCCTGTTAATTTACGCATAAACTGTTTAGGTGGTGATGTGTTTGATGGGATGGCTATGTACAACATAATAAAAAAGAGAGAAGCAAAAACAACTTCATATATAGAGGGTATAGCTGCAAGTATGGGTAGTGTTATAGCTTTAGCTGCTGACGAGGTTATTATGGCTGAAAATTCTCTTTTTATGATACACAATGCTTGGGGTGGTGCAATGGGCGAAGCAGAAGACATGAGAAAGACTGCATCAGTTTTGGAAAAAATTAGTGGTGAAATTGCTAATATTTACAAAAGAAAAACAAGATTGTCGTTAGATAGAATACAAGATATGATGGATGAAGAGACTTGGTTAAATGCAGAAGAAGCATTTGAGTTAGGTTTTGTAGACACTATATCTGATTCTATTAAAGTAGCAGCAAAGTATGATGTTTCTAAATTCAAAAACATTACTACTGAACAAATACATAATAAATTAAATATTAACGTAAATAACAAAAAAATGACTGAAGAGTTAAAAAATTGGTTTAACAACAAAGTTGATGAAATTGTTGCATCTGTAAAAGGTGCTGACGACAAATCAGAAGATGTTGTTACTGAAGTCAATGTTATGCTTTCAGATAATGAAGAAATATCAAACAAATTATCTTCTTTTGAAGCAAGTATTACTGACTTAAATGGAAAAATTGTTTCTTTAGAAGAAGAACTATCTTCTGCTAAAGGAGAAAACGAAACTCTTTCTACAGAAATAGAAAGACTAAATGCTTTATTAAACAAAGCAGAAGCTAAAGGTACTGAAGTAGTAACTGAGGGCGACCCTGCTGTAGTTGAAAATAAAACTGTTGATGCTAACGCTGATTTTTACAATGCAATGGCTGATAGAGTTAGAGCAAAATTTAATAATTAATAATCTAAAATAAATAAAAAATGGCAAACGTAGCAAATAAAGGTACTTTCGCAACTTATGGAGGTGCTAATTTAAATCAAATATTTTATGAGCCAGTATTTAGAAGTGATGATTTAATGCGTAACTACAGAGTTATCCCTAATGTTAAGCATAAAATGAATGTTTACACTTCTGCTGCTCTAACTAAAATTGTAGAAAAATATGCAGGATGTTCTTCTTCAAGTGGTTCTACTCAATTTAACATTGAGAACAAAACAATAACTGCAGGTAGAATGAGAGTTGCACTAGAGCAATGTACAGATGAGTTCTTTGGAACTTACATTGAAGAAATGTACAAAAATGGTGTTGACGTTATGAACCTAGAAGGTACACAACTAGCTGATGCAATAGTAAATCGTGCTGTAAAAGGTATTGGACAGGATGTTGTAAGATTAGCTTGGGGTGATGATACTGCACTAACAGGTGGTTCTGCAGTAGCAGGTTATGGTAACATGGATGGATGGATGAAGTTAATGGGTGCAGATTCTACTGTATTAGCAGCTAGAATTGAAAAAGCTGGTAATGAAACAGCACCTACAGCAGGTGAATCACTTGGTCTATTAAGAGACATGTATGACCAAGCTCCTGCTAACTTACAGCAAGTTCCTTCTGGTGAGAAAAAGTTTTTTGTAACACCAAAAATCTTTAATGCATATTTAGCAAACTTAGAAGGCTCTTCTGCTGACTTAGCAATTGTAAACCAAACAGATGGTTTAAGAAGAGTATTGTTTAGAGGTGTTGAGCTTGTACCAATGTACGAGTGGGACACTATATTAGCTGACACAAACCCAACTATTTTTGAAAAAGGTGGTTCTAACTTTACTAATGGTGCTTGTTATTGTGCAGTAGAGAACTTAGTTATAGGTTCTGACGTAACTGACCCAGAAGGTTCATTTAAAGTATTCTATGATGATTTAGAAGAAAAAATGTTCTTTAGAGGTTACTTTAAGTTAGGTGTACAGTTTATGTACTCTTCACTTGTACAATGGGGACTCATTGAGTAATAACAACAATGTAATTTAGAGAGAGTGTAAAAGCTCTCTCTACATTGCTTTTAATAACTTTTAAAAAATAATAATAATATGGCTATAGATAATGGATTAGCTGTTGGTTGTGCAGACTTACAAGCAACAGGTGGTATAAATAAAATTCTTTTAAGGTCTTGGGCAGATGGTGATGCTATTACTTATGACAATGCTGCAGGTAAGCATGGTATATCTTCTATTGTAGATACTGGAGGTAGTACAGCTTCTTGGCATGTTTTTGAATTTAAGAACGAAACACCTGCTTTAACTGTAAATGCAACTAAAGAAAATGGTTCTACATCTTTTGAGTGTGGTTTATCATTTATGTTGCCATTAATGGACGAAGCTAAATTTCATGAATTACAAACAATGCTAAACACTTGTATGATGGCAATTGCTGTTGACACAAATGGTAAAGAATTAGTTTTAGGTGTAAGCGAAAAGTACGAAAACGAAATTTCTGACGCAAGAAACCAAACATTCTTAAACTTAGCAAGTATGGAAGGTGGTACTGGTGCAGCTTTTTCTGATGAAAATGGTATTACAGTTAGTTTGATGGCAAAGCAGTATGAATTACCTAGATTGTATACAGGTGTATTAACTGTTAGCACTTCAGCTTTAACTGCAACTACTAACTAAAAAATATTAAGATAATATAGGTTTGGTATAACCTGTAAAATAACCTATACTATCTTTTTATAATATGTGTGATTGCAACAAAAAAATTGTAGATTTATCACACTTAAAAATTTATACAATTATGGCAACATACAAAGCAAAACTATCTTCTGGCAGAACTTACAAAGGAGATTTTAGCATATTGTGGGCAAAAGCAACACAAGAAGAGTTGGCTTATGCTTACGAAGTAGCAGGTTTAGATAATTTAGTAGAAAAAATAACAAAAACAAAAAATGAGTCAGAAAAAACAAGCAAGAAAAAGTCAAGTAAAAAAACAGACTCTACAAAAGAGTAAAACTTTTGAGTTTGGTGTTTTTGATTTAGCAGTACCACAAAGCGTAGAAGAGCCACAAGATATATCTAAAGTACACACAAAGTACATACCTTTTGGCAACAACAATTTATTTCCACAATATTTAGCAGAACTAAAACGCAAGTCATCTACACATAGAAGTGTACTTGCACAAAAAACTGTATTTACAAGTGGTGCTAAGTTTGTAACAAATAATGCAGAAATACAGGCTTACATAAAAGATGTAAATGCCGATAAAGAAACACTAAGACAAGTATATAAAAAACTTGCTGATGATTACTATACATTTGGTAACGCATATTTAGAGGGTGTATTATATGAGGGTGGTGTAAACCTATATCATATTGACGCAACAACTGTAAGAATGTCAAAAAACAAAAAAGAAGTTTTTGTACATCCTAATTGGGCAAAGTATAATATGCATAAAGACAAAACACAGGTCATACCTCTTTACCCTAACATAAAAGGTAAAAGGTTTGTTATGCATTTTAAAGATTATGAGCCTACTTTTAGCTACTATGGTTTGCCAGACTATGTAGCAGCATTAGACCACATAGCTGTAGATTACGAGATTGGTAAATGGAATCACACTAAATTCCAAAATGGCTTTCAGCCTTCTGCTATTGTAGAAATATCTGGTGATATGGGCGAAGAAGAAGCTAAAAAATTAGTAAAAGAAGCACAGAAAAAATTTGTTGGTGAAGGTAACAATGGCAAGATTATGTTTATTGTAAAAAATGGCGATACCTCTCCTGCAAATGTGTCTATAATAAAAGATGACCAAGAGGGTAGTTGGCTAGACTTACAAAAAATTACAGACCAAAATATAATTACAGCACATAGATGGCAACCTGCTTTATCTGGTATTGTAAGTTCAGGTAAAATGAACAACACAGGTAGTGAAATTAGAATATCATATGATATGGCAATGACTACTGTAATAAAAGACACCTCAGACCTTTTGTTAGATGGCATAAAGGATATACTAAACAAAGAAATGGGATTTTTAAGAGAAGATTTACTTATACAGTATGAGCCACCAGTATCTTTTGCAACGCAATTAGACCCAACTAAGATACTTACAATAAATGAACAAAGAAAAATGTTAGATGAGGACTTTCCTATGTTAGAAGAGGGAGATATGTTTATAACTGACAGAGAGCAAATTATAGTAACAAGAGATAATGATGGTGATGGCAAAGGAGATAGCGAGAGTGAATTGCAAGTAACACAAGTAGAAAAACAAAACGAAGAATAAAATGGCAAACGTAAATCAATACATACCTTTAGTTACAGCAGGAGAAGTTATAAGCAATAGTTTTACAAATGCTAACACAGACCCTGCACTTATATCTAACAACACAATATTGCTGTCTGAACTTGCACACATTAAACCTGCTATTGGTAAAAAGTTTTATGAAGAGCTAAAAACACAACATAATAATGGCACTTTGACAACTGCAAACCAAACATTAATGGATGATTTTATGACAAGAACATTATGTTGGTATGTAAGGTTTGAGGTTATAAACGAAGTGCAAAGCAATAGTAGTAGTATGGGTATTGTACATAATGTAGATGAATTTGCAACTATAGTAGACCCTTCAGAGCTTAACGCATATAAGCAAGACACTTACAGAAAAGCAGAAATATACCTAAAAGACATGATAGATTTTATGGAAGATTCTGACCAAAATGGTTTATATCCTACATATGAGTCTGACAGACCAACTAGAGGTTATGCATACAAAAATCATGGTATTATTATGTATGACAGCATTTACTCAAGACCAAGAACGTATAACTATAACAGTTGGAAAGACTTTTGTCCATGCGATGACTGTTAAAATAAAAAGATATGCCTTGTTATAAATGTGAAAATGGATTGTGGAAGTTTGGTCAGACAGGCAATTGTCAATATCAAACTAAAGAAGCGTGTGAAACTGCTAACAAAGACTATTATGCACAGACTTATAATGACTACCCACAGTCTGCAACAAACAATGCAAAGAGAGCTTTAAAGTGGGTAGAAGAAAATGGTTGGGGTTCTTGTGGTACTGACGTTGGTAAAAGAAGAGCTAGACAACTGGCAAACAGAGAGAGCTTGTCAAGAGACACTATAGCTCGTATGGCTTCATTTAAAAGACATCAGCAACATAAAGATGTGCCTTACGATGAAGGCTGTGGAGGACTAATGTGGGACTGTTGGGGAGGAACGAGTGGAATTAATTGGGCAATAAGAAAGCTAGAACAAATAGACAAAGAAAAAAACAACCTATATGATAGGTTTAGAGATTATTTAAATAAATATGGCTGCTAACGAACACAAAAATTTAACTGATGTAAATAGGCACAATCCAAAGGGTTTTGAGTCTGCTACAAATGATACATTGCTAAGTAAAACAGTAGGTACTGGCACAAATAATACTGATGGTAGCTTGTTGTGGGTAAAGAAAAACATTATAAAGGTTGATTCTTACGACATACAAGGTTATGCAGTTTTAAGTAATGGTAATTATCATTATGCTGCAAACATGACTGATGGTCAGTCGCCAAACGAATACAATGTAGACTATGGTGCGAGTACATTAGGTAATGCAGAATTAGCTGTAGGAGATTTTTTTAAAGTAAAGTCTTTTGTAATGCATCAAAAATGCACATTAAACACAATAACAATGTTAGCAAATGCAACAAGTAATGCAACTATTACAGTTGCTTTATGTAAAGTTACTTTTGTTGCAGGTAGCACAACTGACGTAACACCAATTTTGTTAAACGAGTTAAGTATAACAGGACAATCAAGTAACGACAATATACAATCAGTTACAAATGCTTCGCCAGAAAAGACTTTAGAAAAAGGAGATGTGTTGTTTGCAATGGTAAAAGCGTCAAATGCAGCAACGACATTTTTTAAGTTAGGAATAGGAGTAGGATATGACAATTAATAAAAATACAATGAAAGAAACAATTGAAGATACAATACAAGTGGGGGTGGCAAATGCAGGGGCAATAGGTATATCTTTAGCACAAGTAAATGAAGTGTTAACGACAGTATCTTTACTTATAGCAATAGGATTCTCAATATATAAATTTACAAAAACAAAAAAATAATGGCAGACTTAGTAACAACATTAACAGAGAGTGTAACCTTAAATGGTGCAATTAGAGGAACAACAAACACAGTAACAACAACTGGTATAAACAATGTATATGAAAGAATTGTAACTTGTGCAAATGCACAGACAACTTTTTTAGCAGCTTTTGATTCTAACTCTTAT